GCGCTGGCGAGCGCTAGCTGTCGCGTGTAGTGCTGGGGGAGCTACCTGCGGATAGCCGTGATGCGCACGTGGTCGTCAATATCAAGGCTCGTATCTACAAGGCGGATATACGCACCGATAGCGAGCTTAGGGGCAAGCACGCCCCAATTCTTCTGTGCGTAGAGTCCATCCAGCTCCGCCTTATACGTCACCTTCGGTTGTAGAGCCTCGTGGAAGTAGCGCACCGAAGCATTGAGAAGCTCCGTCTCCGCCTTCGTGATGTACTCGTCGGGCAGGCGCACACCGAACACAGCGTACTTATCCCCCACAGCGGGGTAGAACACCTTCGGCTCGGGGAGCTTCATCCCGTCCTCCTCTACGCTCACCAGCTGGAAGCGCTTTGTAGCGTGGTCGTACCTTAGTACGTCCTTATCTTGTGCAATGTCAAAGGTGCGCCCTGCGAGTCGTCCTGTCTGGAAGGTGATGGTAGCCTTCTCCCCTGCGATACGATACTGCGAGTAGTCTACGTTGTTGTCCTTGTCTACAATGTCGTAGTTGCCGTTAGGAGTGACTACCACCGAGCTAACCACGCCTACACGCTGGGGGTAGATGTTCGTCCCGTCAAAGCTATCCTCCTTGCGTCCGTCCGTGCTTAGCCCGCTCACGCTGAGGCTCTGTCCGTCGGCACTCACAACGTACGTACGCCCATCGTAGGTGAGGGTGCGCCCCTTGGGCAGGTGCAGGCTCTTAGCTCCGTACTTAGACGGGTCAATGTTGCGCTCTGTCCCCTGGATGAAGAGCTTCCCCACGGGCGACTTCTCGCTGTCGTTGGAGGCGGTCAGCCCCGAGAGCAAGCCCTTGCCCTTGCCGTAGGAGAGCGTGACGGCATCAGCCTTGTTGCCTACCACCTTGCCGAGGTTGAGCGTCTTGCCCGTGATGTGCCATTCCGTTTTGAAGGCTTCGGCTACTCGGGAGAGAGCACTGAGGCAGTCTTCGTGCTTGAAGGAGATAGCCTGCGCCTCCGCCTCTAAGCACGCCCCGATAGAGAAGCCCGCTGGCAGGCTACGCAGTATCTGCTCAAGGAAGAAGCGGGGCTTGCCCGTGAGCGTGAACGATAGACGCACGTCCTCGGGGTTGGCTACGATGAACTTGAACTTAGATAGTGCGAGCTGTTGCCCCTCCCCGCTGAGCGTGAGCGTATAGCGGTACTCTCGCTCGGACACCTTCACCACCTCGGCAGGGGTGAAGAGGGCGAACTTCTCACCCCGCCACGTGCAATACGTGCCAAGAGGGAAGGCAATAGCCTTATCCGACGTCGTCTCTACCACGAGCGTAGACACTGCGCCTACCTTGGCTTCGTGGTAGCTCTCAGAGCTTATCGGGAAGGGCGTAGCCTTGCCGTTTACGTACAATGTGATCATAGTTTTGTTATCGTAAATGTTATGTCAATCGTCCATCGGTAGCCGTCATCATCAGCGCTTACATCTCGGCTCGTAGAGGAGCTGTACACACCGCTTACGGGTAGCGTATCTCCGTCAAAGCGTGGTATCGCCCTCAGCCCACGTGCCGTAAGTCGAGAGAGGAGCTTATTGCGTGCGTCCCATAGGTCGGGCAGGGTGGGGGCTTTGATGAGTACGGGCACTTCAAGGGAGTACTTCGCTTTGTATGGCCGTGAGCCAGCGAAGTAGTACCGCCCCGTCTCGTCATCCACGCTCGCAATGCCCTTGTTCTCGGGGCTTACCCATATAGGCGCACTCGCCACATCGGCAAGGATCGTCAGCCCGCTCTCCCAGCGCACGTTGTCGGTAGGGGCGGGCTTCTCGCTTCGTGAGCAGACCAGCACGGCAGACCAGCCACCCGCCCACTTCTGCACGTTCTCCACACTCACGGGGCGGAAGTCCCCGAACTGAATACCCCCAGCGAAGAGGCGTATCGTCCTATTGTCAAGGAGATCGGGGAAGACGTTCCTACCACGTGAGTACATCGGGATAGCCACCTTCTGCTCCTCCACCTGCGTGGCGGTGATCTCGTCTATCTCCACGCCATCCTCCTCTGCCCAATCCACCGACGGGGGTTCCGTCATCGTGGGGAGGGCGAAGAGGTTCTTGATAGCGTCCTCACCGAGGATGGTGTCCCTGCTACCTGCCTCAAGTACTATTACTGCGTTCATCGCTTAATCTTGATGCCTTTACTATCCATCTGAGCGAGGATGAAGCGGGAGGCTTCCGTAGCGTCTGCCGTCACCTTCGTATTGCGGTTGATAGCTTGCAGTTCAGCGTACATACGCCCTACGGCCGTGCCGAATTGGTCAAGCCCCATATCCTGCGCTGAGGGGAGCCTGCGCACGCCCTGCGTTGATAGTATCGTCACCATACGCTCTGTGGCGTTGGCTGTGCGCTCAGAGAGTGCCACCTCCGTGTGCCACAAGCCCGTCAGCACGTCAATACTATCCTGCGAGGCTTGGGCTATGCCCTTAGCCGTAGCGCTGCGGGTGTCGCTGTTCTTGCCTCCGAGGTCAAAGCCGTGAGCCTTCGCCAGCTCCTCGGTCTTCTTGAGGTACTCGTTGAAGGCGGGTATCTGCGTCTTCACACCGTCCACCAGCGAGGACATAGCACGAAGCATAGCCTCCATCTGATTATCACTACCCGTGAGGCGCAAAGCATCTGCCACCTCCTTCTGCGCCTTCTCCATGAGGGGCGCAAGGAACGAAGAGTAGGCTATCTGCTTGGCGAAGTTGTTAAGCATATCGCCAATATTGGAGGTGAAGGCTCGTGTAGCATCCTCTCCCGTGCGGAAGGCGGTTACCAGCGAGTCCGTGATAGCGTTACCCAGCGAGCCGAACAGCCCGTGCAGGTAGTCGTTCATCGTCTTGATAGCCTCCTCGTTCTGTTTGTAGAGGGCGAGCATATTCTCCAGCGCCTCCTTACCCCCTTCTCTGAACTCGTGCGTCTTGAGGATAGACTCTGCGAGGGCGACGTTGAGCTTACCGCTCTTGTCTATGAGGTTGGGGTAGAGCTTGCCGAGGGTGGTGTAGTCGTCTACGCTATGTCTCGCCCACAATATGCCCTCCTTGTGGCTACCCGTCTTGACGGAGATATTCTGGAGCTTGGCGAACTCACCCTTGAGCGTGGGGAGGAGCTTGTTCTTGATCTGCTTGCGGATCTGCTCCATAGCCCTACGCATCTGCTTGGGGAAGTCTTCGGGCTTACCGCCAACACCGATGAAGTCCAGCACGCCATCACCTTCTAACTCCTTGTCGGAGAAGGCTACGGACTTACGGAACTGCTCCATCGCTTGGCGTGCCACGCTGATAGAGTTAGTAGCACGCTTGTACACGTCATCCCCGAAGATGGTAGAGCCCTTTTCGTAGAGTAGGTTAGCCTTGAGGAGGGCAGCGTTGTACTCCTCTTGCGTGCGGGTGAGCGCCTCAAGGGCTTTCCTGCGCTTCTCCAGCACCTCACGCTCTACCTTCTGCGCACGGCTCATGAGGTTGCCGATAACGCCCACAATAGAGGTAATGCCCCCCAGCACGTCCCCGCTGATGATAGAGCCGATGCCCGAAGCTACTCCACCGAGGTCAGAGAGTGCTTGCGTGAGCCCCTCCACTGCGTCCTCCATAGCGCTGTTACCGAAGATAGCACCGAAGGACTTCCCCAGATCCTGCACGAGGGGCGTAGCATCCTTCACGCTCTTGCCAATCTTCGTAACCGAGAGACCGACACGGCTAAAGGCTATATCCGCCTTCCTCTGTGCGCTGGCTCGCTCCTCTTCGGTGGTCGCTGAGGTGGCTTCCCTGCGGGCTTTCTTGTAGTCCGCTATGGCGCTCTTGCCACGGCTCAGTGCGTCCTCCATAGAGGAGATGAACGACTGCCACGGAGAGGAGTTGCCCAGCTCGTCACGCAAGCCCCTCAGAGCGTCCGTGATAGCCTTGAGCTTCTCGGGGGAGTTCTGTATAGAGGCGAGTTCATCTGCACTCATACCAAATCGCCCTTCCAGCTTGTCCGCTGGCGTATTGGCGAGGTAGTCCAGCATCTCACGGGCGGTGGCGATGGTGCTACGCATCTGTGCCACCGTGCGCTCTCCCTGCTGTGCGAAGAGCTCTACAAAGAGCTGGTTCGTGCGCTGGGTATGCTCGTAGCGCTCGTTGTCTATTGCCTTGAGCTCGTCTGCCTCTTTCTTCGCCAGCTCTACGAGGGCGGAGGTCTTCTGCTCTGCGAGTAGGAGCGAGGTATCGTCAATGATCTTGCGCTCTGCCTCGTAGCGCTTCTTGATCTCCGTCTTGCGCTCTTCGTAGGAGAGGTACTTATTCCGTAGCTCCTTGATAATCTTCCCCTGTCCCTCTGCGAGTGCTTGGTCAGCCAGCTCTCGCCCTGCGAGTATCTGATTGAGGTCTGTGTCGCTTAGGTCGGCTTCGGTGAGCTTGCGTTGCTTGTAGACCTCCTTCTTGCTGTCGTGGGTAGCCTCCCATTCCAGCTTCTCAGCCTCACGCACCTTGGCGAGGCGCTCCTGCACCTGGTCGTCAAAGGCGGACATCTTGCGCTTGTGCTGGAGCTGTAACTCTGCCATCTCCTTGGCAAAGCCATTCTGCATAAGGGCTATGCGCTCAGCTTCAAGGTTGAGTTCAGCGTCTCTGCGGGAGCGTGCCAGCTCACGTGTGCGCTGTTCCTCTTGCAGTCTGCGCTCTTCGGCTTGGCGTGCCTTGGTGTGGGCTTCGCTCTCTTCCTTTGAGTGCTTACGGCTTCCGCCCTTCTTGCTCGTCTCGCCTGCCCCCTTCTCGTATTCCTCTCGGGCTTTCTTCTTGAGGTCGTATTCCTCCTTGAGGCGCTTGCGCTCCTCGTCGGGGTTCCAGTTGTAGTTGCCGTTCTTGACGGCTTCATCCTTCTTGCGCTTGAGCTGTTGAGCCGTGAGGCTGTTGAACGCCTTTAGCTCCTTGTTCGCCTTCTCCTCCTCCTTCTTGAGGTCGGTGACAGCGTCCTTGTACGACTTGATGGGCTTTTTGCGGGCTTCCTGCTCGCTCTTGATGCGCCTCACAAGTTCCTCCCACCCAGCTTCATCATACGCCCCCTTGAGAATAGAGCCAGATAGGTACGACTTGGTGTTCACGCTACCCTTGATGCGCTTCTTAGCCCCTTCAATGTTTTGGAGCATAGCGGAGAGCTGTTTGTCCGTGAGGCTCGCAAGGCTTCCACCGCTAAGGAGCTGGTTGTCGCTTACCTTGCCGTAGAATGAGCGCTTTTGCTTGTACTGCTCCTCCTCGTACTCAAGCTTCTCTCGCAGGGCTTTGAGCGTCTTTCGTCGCTCGGTGAGGTTGGTTTGGCTGGAAACGTTCTTAGTCGCATCATCAATCTTCTCCTTTAGCTCCTTGATGCGCTTCTCTGAGCCCTCAATCTCGCTCTTAGCCTTGTCCACCTTCGCCCTGCCGTCGTACTCGGCAATCTCACGCTTGAGCTTGGCGATGTCTTGGAGCTTGAGCGTCTCGGTATCGTACTTAGAGAAGATCTGAGGGTAGTACTTCTGCAACTGCTCCAGCGCACTCTGTCGGTCTGCCGTGGCGGAGGCTTCGTCACGCACCACGTTTAAGAGAGCCTCTACGGCTTCCTTGTGCTTCTGCTCCTGCTCCTCGGCTCGCTTCTTCTCTTCGTTGAAGTCCTTCTGCGCCCGTTCGGCTGCGGTCGTGGAGTCGCTGAACGCCCACATAGCCGCTATCACTGCCGTGAGAGCTACCGCAATAGCCCCGTAGGGGTTGGCGAGCATAGCGGCGGTTAGGCGGTTGGTGGAGAGCGTCGCTGCGTTCGTGGCGATCGTCTGAATGCCCTTGGCGATAGCGTCCACCCTCGTGGCAACTGCCCACCCCTTGGTAAGGGCGATATTCGTAATCACGGCCGTGCGGTACACCCCGTAGGTCACGATGAGACCTGCAATGACCTTGCCGATCTTCTCGTAGTTCTCCACAAGGTAGGCTACCGCCTTCACGCCCGACGATAGGACACCTTCGGAAGCCTTCCCCAGCTCGTTGAACATCATATCTATGTTGTCCTGCAGGTTGGAGATCTGCCCCGTGAGACTCTCGCTCTGCGCCTGCATGAGGTTGTAGAACTTCCCGCCCTTGTTGGTCATGTTCTGGAACGCCTGCTCAATGTCGGAGAAGCCCACCTTACCAGCCGATACAAGCCTATTAATCTCGCTCACGCTCTTGCCTAACACCTTCGCCAGCTCCTCGTAGATGGGGATGCCTCGGTTGGCGAACTGCCTAATGTCTATGTTCGTGACACGCCCCGAAGCACGGAGAGAACCATAGAGGTAGACAATATCCCCCAGGGGCTGAGATAGACCCGCCGCCACGTTCCCCAGGCGCACAATCGTATCGTTCACCTGATCGGCTGCGAAGCCATAGGCAAGCATATTCTTTGCGCTGGAGGCAATACCCTGCAAGTCAAAGGGGGTAGACGCTGCGGTCTGTGCCAGCTGGGCGAGAAGCTCATTAGCCTGTTCCCCACTGCCGAGCATCGTCTTAAATGAGATCTCCAACTGCTGGAACTCCCCTCTCACGCTGTACAGCTTGCTCACAAAGTCCTGCACACCACTCACAGCGAAGATACCCGCTGCAAGTCCTGCAGCACGCTGGAAGGAGCTACTGAGCAGGTCTACCTCGCCTCTCGCCTCGCTGATGGGGGCGCTGTAGCTGGGTAGCTTCGTTGATGTCCCTTGGATCTTCTGTTGGAGGCGGTCAAAGCTCTCTTCTAAGCTCTTCGTGCCTTTTATGAACTCCGTAGGGTCAAGGGTGACAGAGAACGTCTTGTGTGCCATTTATTGCGCTATTTTCTTGAGTGCCGAGGTGAAGTCCCCGAAGGACATGCCACGGCTCGTCGTCTTTTTCTTCCCCTCATCCTTGGGCTTGTAGCTGGGGATAGCCTTAGAGTATAGAAGGAAGTTCGTATAGCTGAGCTCGTAGAGGACGTAATCAAAGATCAGATGATAGTACTTGGCGAAACTGCCTATTCGTGCCCAGGGGCTGTCGTTTCGCTCCCCACCTCCTTCGTTGGCTTCGTTATCGCTGTCCTCTTGAGGGAAGTGGTAAGCATAAAAAGCTCCCCGATGTTCGCACTCTCCAGCACGTTGAATAGAGCAGTGGCGAGGTCAGGGATAGTGGCGGTATAGAGGAGCGTTTCGGCTGTCTTGTGTCGCTCCGCTTCGTTGTCTCGCTTCACGCCCGTGATGAACGCAGCGAGGATATGTGCGTAGGTCTCTGCGTCACCGCCCAGGGCGATAAGGTCGTAGAGCGTCATCTCACGCTCCTCTACGTCCGTGACCTGCGCAATGAGAGCCGACACCTCTACCCACGTAGCCAGCGTAGGGGGGTAGACCTTATACTCGGTAGAGCCGATGGACACGGACACGCCCCCCGAGAGGAGCGTATCCGATACCATCTGTTCTGCCTTCTTCTTGAATAAAGGGAGCTTCATCACAGAGCCTTTTTCTTTTCAAGAGAGAAGAGGGGACTGTCCACCTTCGCCTTGAGGATCGTAGCCGTGACGTCAATCCCGTAGCCTGCATCCTCACTAAAGGCGATAGCACCCGTGAGCTTGACACGGGGAGCCTTGAAGACCTCGGCTCCGACCGTCTCAGGGATGATAGCCAGCGCCCACTCCTTCGTAGATACGAGGCTGTTTACCTCGAGAGTGTCGCCAACCTCCTTGACGTTGAACACCCTCTCCATCACGCTCTTGTTGAGGTTCTTCACGTGGAACTTGATGCGGAGGGCAGAAGCGTTGGTGAGGGTGTCTACGATCTCACCGCCTACAGCCTTCCACTCCTTCTTGTCGCCTTCCTCCTGCTCCATGCTCATCGAACCCTCCTTGACGAAGCCAATGAGGGCCATCCCTGCGGTGGGCATCTTGCTCCCGTCCGTGGCGTTCACGGCTCCCACCTGGACTTCTACCTTGCCCCAGGCGGTGTTGTTAGTATCCTGATATGACATATCTGTTACTCTGTTAGTTTGTTATACTTGTATTTGACTCGTACGTTCACCACGCTAAAGCCCTCTTCGGAGAAGGTGGTGGGAGTCCCGTCAAGAACAAGGAGAAAGTCCCCTGTGCGGTGTGCATCTACGAGCTGTGAGATAGCTTCCTCCAGCTCTTCGCACCTTTTAACGTCCTTGACTAATAGAGGCTCCCCGAAATTGCGCATAGGAACATAGGCGTTCACATTGACGACACCGCTCTGAGAGAAGCCGTCTAAGCTATCCCTCCCCGTGAGAAAGGATACCACAACGTCCTCCACGTTGCTATCAAAGGGTCGTGTGCCATTTCTGTACACACCACCACTAACCACTACTTTCCCTTTGAGAAGCCCGTGGATATACTCCTCTATTGCTAATCCCGTCTTACGCATTATTCAGCCACCATTGCACCATCTCCTCCGCTAAGAGTTCGCCCGAGGTCGTCACATCAAAGCCCTTAGCTTCAACCTGCGTTGCATAGGGAGCGCCAGCAACGAGGATAAGGCGTATGCCCTTGCTCTCTCTTGCCAGCTCCTGCACCGCCTCACGACCTGCGGACTGCCCTGCGCTTGCTTTCCTTCCGTTTCCCGTAAACCCGCCCGAATGCACCACCTTGCCATCGTAGCACACTGCCCATCCTATGGAGGCTGAGAGCCTACCCGACTTATCCGCATACTGCTTGCGTCGGATAGCTTCCTCATAGCACCCCTTAGCGATGAAGCGAACATCATCGATGACCTCGGTGATAGCCTCCTTGCGCACCTCTGCGAGGAACTCCCGTAACTCCATCAGCCTAAGATAATCTGCGTGAAGTTGAGTATGCGGGCGTACTCCCAGCTCTGTATCGTGAACTCACCGATAAGACTTCCATCCTCTCGGTATAGCTTTGCGCGTTTCGCAGTTACTGATACAGGTTCAAGGTGTACCTCGTAGGCGTAGCGGGAATGCCCGCCATCCTTGTACGTCCCTCGCTTGTCATTGACCGAGGAGCGGAACATACAAGGGATAAGCTCGCACTCGACAGCCCCCGAAAACACGGGTCTCCCCTTGTCATCGAAGCTACCTTGCTCGGTCTCTATCGCTTGTATATATCCGTTCTCGTAAATCATAGAAAGCGCACTCTTGGAGGTTCGGAGAGCATATCGGGAAGCCCGAGGCGTCGGCACTCAAGGCGGTAGTACTTAGCTATGTCGTCCTTTGACGCACGAGAGATAGACACCCCCAGCTCACTCACGGAGCTTGGCATCAGAAGGAACTCGGGCAGGCTCTCTACGAAGGCTCTGTGTACACGCTCCACGCCTCCCGCCTCATAGAAGCAGGTATCGTCGCTCGGGGATAGCCCCTTGCTGACAAGCAGAGAGGACACATAGCCATCCGATAGGCTTACCCCCATAGCTCGGTACTTTTCTTGGATATACTCCTGCGGGGTCATATCGTCTACTGCTTAATAGCCTTGAGGTCTACTGAGAGGATATGCTTAGGCAGACGCACCTCGGGGATCCACGCACAAGCGTACTCGATGAAACGACCTTCATCCGTGCGCTGTGTGGAGATCATGTGGTTGCCAGCCAGGGCGGTGTACGTCTTGGTTGGGACAGGGTCTCGAAGCTCGTAGGGCTCATAGAAGCGCATCTTACCGATCTCACCCTCGGGCAGGAAGACAATCTTGTCGTCGGGGCAGAGGCGGTAGGTCTTACCTTCAAGGTCTTCTACGATATTGCTAACGATGCGGATAGAAGGAAGACCCAGCTCGGTCAAAATCGTATTGACCGTGTTGAGCGAAGCGATCCCGTTAGACTGGACCTCCGAAGTGCCTCTGTTGATGGTGTATCGATCCACCAGCCCCTTATTCTTCGCGAAGTACTTAATGAAGGTAGCCGAATTCATCTCAATCGACCCGAAATTGATGTGGCTGTACTTCTCGCGGAGGTCTACGAGGAACTCGACGAAGTTATCCTTGTCGCTTGCCTTGGCCTCTGCCTTGAGGATGGGGAGGTTCATATCGAGGATAGACACGCCCTTGGGGTTGTCTCCGATCGTCACCTCCGCACTCCCGTTGAACATGAGGTCAAACAGGACCTTTTCCGCACGCTTGTACGGGGCAATAGAGGCTTCACGGAAGTCGTCTACAAGGGTATTTACTACCGCATCGTAGCCCAGCTTCCCAGCGTTCACCTGCTTGATGACATCGCTGAGCTTCTCGAGTCGGTCGTTGTCCATCTGGAAGCGGTCGGCAATGTCTGCTACCTCGAGAGTAGCGTCACCCATAGGCGCACGACCACGGAGAACCTTGCCAGCGTTGCGGTCAATGACCGAACCCATGCGCACTGCGGTAGTCGCCCCGTAGACGGACTTGAAGATTCGAGTAGGGGTGTACTCGAAGCTCATGTAATTGCCGAGGACGATCTTGTTGCGCTCCGTAGCCAGCGCTCGGTCTGATACTGACTTGACGTAGCCAGCGTGACCGAGGAAACTATCAATAGTCAAATTCATATCTGTCGGTTTTGGTTAGTTGGTTGGCTTAGACGAAGAGGAAGCGGGCGGTGAGCGCCTTCTTGTCCTCCTCCGTGACTGGGATATAGAGCTTGTCCGTATCTACCTCAAAGGCACGACCGAGAGCGGTGAGGGTAGCCCCTTCTTCCACCTTGACGGGTGCATCGGTGAGGTAGTCGGCACTACCCTTGGCGGTATTCCCCGTAGCTGCGGTAGCCTCGAAGAGGACTGCACCCTTGGTGAATGCCGACACGTCAGCCTTAGCCGTGATGGTATCAAACTCCTTGTCGGAGGTGTCTACGCTGTCGATGGTGAGCGTTGCCGTTCCGTTGGAGAGGAACATACCGCTCGCAAGGTTAGCGTACTTGGAGACCTTGACCTTCTTCCCAGAACCAGTCTCTACGACGCGCACACGCTTGAGCAGGGTAGCCTTGCGGGTGACCTTGTCGACGGAGATAGGCGCAAGGGGAGGGACTACGGAGCCAGCCGTGAGACCCGTGACGTCGAGGTTGAAACCTCCCGAGAGGCGGTAGCCCGTCTCTACGCGATACAGCTCGTGGACGGGCATGTACGCGTTTTCGTCATACTTGATTTTTGCCATGTTCTTTTACTTCTTCTCGTTAAGGATTGCCTCCGTACCTTCGTTCACCTGCTTCACGATAGAGGCCATCACGTCATTGTTAGACGGCTCTCCTGCTTCGGGCTTACTGCCTCCTTTGAAGCGGTCGTTGGCGCTCTCGTCTTGGAACTTCGTGTAGCCCTGCTCGATGTTAGCTACCAGCTCGCCTACGTTCGTATCTTCGCCGAAGGTGCGCCCGCTTAGAGCCATGGTGTAGAAGGACTCGGGAATATTCTTTTCCCCGAGGAGGGCGGTGATCTGCGCCAGCTTACCCTCGTGGGAGCGTTGACCGATGAGCTGGCCTAACTGCGCTTGGAGCGCATCCATACGCTCCAGCAGTGCCTTCTCTCGCTCGGTGGGTTCGTTCCCCTGATTGTCGTTTGGCTTAGGGTCGGTAGACTTGGGCTGGGTTTCCTTCTTGAGGGCTTCAAGCTCCTTGCGGAGGGCGGAAGCGCTCGTGCGCTCCTTATCCACGTCGGACTGATACGCCTTCAGGAAAGACTCTGCGCCTGCCACCGACTCTGCGATACGTTCTTCCTCGGTGATGGTTTTTGATAAGAATTCGGCTACCCCATCAAATGCCTTGTCACTCACCCCGAGATTGGAGTATCTCTGTTTGAGCTGTTGTAAGATTTTAGTTTTCATATCGTTAAGCTATCAGATATATACAAATATAGATAGCTTGATATTGGGTTTAGGTAGAAATAGAGATATGTTACTAATTTCCTCTGCCTCTGTGCTTTTGGGCATAAAAAAGCCCCGCAGAGAGGGTACTCCACGGGGCTGTCGTTGTTAGGGGTTGGTTGCTATTCTTTTCCCTCGGTCTTGGCGGGTGTAGCTTTGCCCTCACTGGGCTTATCCTCACCCTCCTTGCTCGTCTCTTCGGTGCTTGCCTCAATGGTGAAGGGGACGAGAACGGGGTCAAGGCGGAGCGACCTGCCAGCCCTCACCGCTGGCACTTGCAGGGAGATAGCGTGCTTGAGGAAGCTATATCTGCGGGCGAGGTACTCACCGATAACCTCCTCATGCTTGCGGACGGCTATATGCGCACCCATGAACACATACTTGAAGGCGACACCCGAGAGGGCAGTCCCCAGCCCTTGGAGGTCTTTGGGGTTGATACGTGGGGTCATCGTCATAGTGAAGCAGTCATCCACGAGGCGGGCAAGCTCACCCTCCGCTGCGCTGGTGGACTGATCCCACGTGAGGTAACGCACGTCCGCCTCATTCCCCGTCATCTGAATGGTCTGCGTCTTGCCCGATTTCTGTACGCCCGACACAGATCCACGGACCAGCACCTTGGGGAAGAAGTTATCGTTGATGCAGTCTGCGTAGTTGCTCTCCAACTCCTCTATGCGCTTACGCTTACTCTGTATGCGGTCGCAGAGGGCGTGCTTCATCTCCATGTAGATAACGGGGATCTTGTCGAAGCCGTGGAGTTCCTGCGAGATGAGCGTCCAGCCCTTGCCCTTCACGTTCTCGTAGGTGTAGACGTGGGTAGCGTCAATCTCCATCAGCTTCTCCACCTCCTTGTCGTCTACCTTGACCGAATAGAAGCGGTAGAAGGAGACGAGGTCGCCATAGGCGTCCTTGATAGGCACTATCCTATCCCCGTTGAAGGGTGACCACAGCTCACAGCGGAGGCGTGTGTCTGCCCCACGGGCGTACTCCTTGTCCTCGTAGAACTCGGGGTCTTTGACTGCCCACCAATACTCGGCTACAATCGTCTCGGAGAGGACGGAACGAACGGCACGTTGGTTGATGAAGCGTATCTTGTTCTTCTTCTCCGTCTCACGGATGAGGTCAAGCATATACTCCTGCTCCTTCGTCTTGGCTACGGCTTGCAGGTCGGGTGGTAGCCCCACGGCAAAGGCGGTGTGTATCTCTACGATGAGTTGCTCAAGAGGTGAGGATATGCGGTTGACCTTCTTTGTCTCGTACACCGCTCCCGTACGCCTGCCGTTGACGTCTACCTCTTCGTCCTTTACCATCACCCTATCATCGGGGCGGTGCGCCTCACTCATCACCTCGTGGCGGGAGTATTCCCACTGCTCTCGGAGTATGGCCATGCGCTCCTCCTTATACTTGGCTCGCACCTTAGGGATAGCGGAGAGCTTCGCCTCCAGCGTCTTGTCTGTCTGTTCCATATAGTCTAAAATATGCCCTCGTAGCTTCGCCTCTGTGTGCCCGACCAGCCGAGGATGTTACGTAGTATGTAGTAGCGGGTAGCGTCTATGAGGTGGTTGTTAGCGTCTATCGGCTCGTTCGTGTACTGCCCGTCCTTGTCCTTAGCCCAGCAGTAGTTGTCAAGCTCGTATTGCAGGTTCTTGCTCCGTGCGGTGATGCAGATGTCCATCTCCAGCATCTTGTTGATACCAGCAATGACACTGCCAGCGCCCTTGACCACGGGAGAAACACGCAAGCCACCTGCCCTCAGCTCGTCAATGAGTCGGGGGTCGGCAGAGTCTGCCGTGATGTCAAAGCTGGAGTACTGCCGTAGGGCTCTGATAATGTCATCGCTCCCCATGTGGGTGCTGTAGCATATCTCGTCAAGGTAGAGCGTATTGCCATACACACCGCAGAAGATACCAGCCGTGGGGTCGTTGGTATAGCCGAAGTCCAGCCCCAGCCCGCAACGCTGTACGAAGTGGGGCATAGAGTCCACCACGGAGTACTTCTTGAAGATAGCCCCCTCGTTCATCTCTGACCACTTCCCGATGACGATACGCTGGTACTTCTCGGGGTTGTTCGCCTTGATGTCCTCAATCTCGCTCACGAACTCCCGAGAGAGGTATTCTAAGTTGTCAAGGTAGGTGGTATGAATGTGTAGCACGTTGGGGTGCGTGCTTATCTGCACGGGTACCCCATCTATCACCTCTATGCGGTGCGTGTCCTTGATGTACTTCTGATAGACGAAGTGGGAGGTGCTGGCGGGGTTCATTACCACGATGACCATATTCTGCACCCCCTTAGTACGGATGGATAGCACCATCTTGTCGTAGTCCTCTTCGCTTCGCCATTCCTCCGCCTCGTCACACACGAACACCGATACTCCCTGAATACTCTTGAGCTTTGCCGTTTGGTTGCCCGAGGAGGCGAGGATACCCATAAACATAAGCTCACTGCCTGTGTACTTGTTGATGATGCGGTCTTTCGTCACCTTGAAGTACTCCTGCGTGCCGTCTCGCTCTATCTTGTCCTCCACCTCGGGGATGATAGACTTACTCGCTGATACCAGCGTGTAGCGTGTGAAGAGTATCTTGCGCCCCTTCTCAAACGTGAGGCGCTCAAGGAAGCGAGCCACCTCAAAGCTCTTCCCCGAGCCACGCCCACCCGTGATAAGCACAATGAACTTATCCTTGTTCGTGTAGAGCGGGTGGTAGACGGAGTGTACGGGGGTATTAGTCTCCCTCTCTACGGACATAGCTACTCGGTATTATCTGCTATCCACTTAGAGATAGGCACGCCCACGCTCATCTCACCGCTGACGTTCACCGACACCTCCTGCCCGAAGCCCGCTTGCTTACCGAGCTTCTCAATCAGAAAGCGGAGCATATTGGGGTCGGGAGGGGTGGTGTAGATCTTATTGCCATTCTCGTCCGTCCCCGTCTGCCCCAGGGCAAGGAGATAGGCGGTATCCAGGCAGGTGTACAAACGCTTGTCCCACTGCTCAAGGAACACCTCGCCTATCTCGGGATGCTCCCTCTCCCATTTAAGCAGGCAATAGCGGGAGACACCAAGCATTTCGGCTACCTTGCTCTTGTTGCCCATAGTGGACTCTGCGAGCCTGCGGATGGTCTCAATGGGCGGAACCTCAAGCTTCTGTCGCCCTGCACCCTCTGGGCGCGCGCGAGTGCCACCTTTTGGCTTTGCCTCCTCCTTCTTCTCTTCCTTCTTTGCCATATCCCTATCCTGCTATTAGTTCGTGTACCGCCTCGCCCTTGAGGTACTTGTCCGAGGGGTTGATACCTTGGTCGGGTAGGGCGTGCTGGAGCATCTCCATGAAGTAGAGCTTATTGGCGTAGCTCTGAAAGGAGAGTGTTACATAGGCTTCTCCCTCGTAGTACTCGCCTTCCATCTTACCCGCCGTCTGCGCTCTTACCTCTTTGACGTGTTCCTTGCGTGCTTGTCGCTCTTCGTCTGTGAGTGGTGCAGATACACTCGTGAAGCCTTGTGATGAGGCTTGGTGGTAGTCTGTGATGTCGAATGCTGATGTCTCAGCCATTAGAATGCTGATGTCCGAGCTGTCGAGACCTGCGAGGTCTACGTCTATATCTGGTAGCATCTTTGCGAGTAGGTCACTATCGAACTCCCCTTGTGCGGTGGTAGAGTTCATGAAGATGTTCTGCTCCTTCTCCTCTTTGTCCGTGAGGTGCAGTACCTCTACTCTGATGGGGTAGTCGTTTTCGCCCGTCTCGGGGTCGTAGCGTTGTATCTCGTCAAGGATAGAGAGCCTCTGGTGCCCTGATACGAGGTTGCCCGTCTCTTCGTTCCATACGATACCCCCTGCTAAGCCTATCCGCTTGAGGTTTGCCTTGAGGCGCTTGCGTGCGTCCTCTGAGAGCTTGCGGGGGTTGTAGGAGGCGAAGTGTATAGACGAGCGCATCACCTCACGGGCTGGGGCTTGCTTAATCGCCTTGGTCATACTTGGGGTCGTAGTTAAGGTAGTCAAATAGTATCTTCTCTACTTCGGGGAAGCGTGCTATCACTCGCTCGAGGTCTTGCGGGTACTTGTCTCGGCAGAACATTAGGAACGGGATGTTCGACACGTCCGTGCCTTGGCTCTGCCCCTTGCCGTACTTGAGCGAAGGTATGAGCCTCTTGTGTTTGATATACGCCTCTACGTCCTTGTTCGTGTAGTGCGAGAGGGGATAGGCTTTCTTCGTAGCCTCGTTGATCATCTGCCTCTCGTAGGTACGTAGCATGATGCACCTATTGAGGCTGTCGGTCTGCTTGAAGCCGTAGATAGCCCAATCTATGCCCGTCATAGCCCGCACGTCCTCGGTGATGTCGCTTAGACGCTTGATGCGTTGCTTGGGGTCTTGCTCACAGCCGAACGCCCCGTCCTTGACGTACTGAGTGAGGGCGTAGTGCGGGACTGAGATGAAGCGAGCCCTGGGGTACTTCTGCTTCGCCCAAATGATGTACTTGTCTATATGCTCTAAGCCCTCTACCATGTACATGTAGACGCACACGATCTCTTTGAAGTATGGGTAGCATAAATCGAGCAAGGCGATACTATCCTTACCCGTTGCCGAGTGGAATAGTATCACCTTGTCCGACTTGGACGCTATCTGCCGTATGCACTCAATAGCGAGGCGCATGATTAGTACGATGACGCTCTGAGCGCCCTAACGGCACGTGCGTTGGCTCGTCGGTGCGTGCGTCGAGCTTCGCCAGCTGACCACCCACCTGGGCGGTTCTTTACAGCTCGGTTCTCGGCAGCTACACCAGATCGCACGTTGTTGTAACGTCGGATGTTATCACCCTTTGCCATAATGTAAGATAGTTAAGTTGGTTATGATGATACGCATAGCCCTCGTGGCCATGCGCTGCGGTTAGTGTCTTAGAAGTTCTCGACGACGAACACCTGGCCAAGCTCTATGCCCAGCCACTCGTCGTCCTCGGTGAAGCCCTCTCTCTCTGCCTCTGCATAGACCTTCTTGCCTCTCTCTGTGAGGGGGGTCTTCTGCTCTGCCTCTTTCGTACCTGCACCGATGAACTCTACCAGCGCACGGGGCGAGGTAGCTGAGTAGCCCGCCTGAAAGAGGACGTGCGTAAAGGGCTTCAAGCCCACAACAGCGTCACCCTCTACCTTGAAGAGCTTCTTGAGGTAGTAGTCTGAGAGGTCACGGAATTCTACCGTCTTATCACCCGAGATGATGCGCTCGAGTGGCTCACGTGCGATGGTGAGGTAGACGACGCCCTTAGCGTCGATGCCGTTTTCAGCCATGTAGGCTTGCATGCGATCTGAGTAGTTCATAATCTTAATCTTGTGTATGTAAAGTTAGTTGATATGAAATTGGCTTTATACCTAAAAGCCAATATGTTACTATTTTCTTTGAAATGACGAAGGGAGCGGTGTTACCCGCCCCCTCTTGCTGTTAGTCTTCATCCTCGAACTCTTCGGGGTGAAGTTTGCGATAAGCCTCTACCGACTTGTCGTAGATGCACTCAAACTCACCACGCTCGCCATCGTTCATCTTGCGGTAGAACGCCTCAGCTTTGAGAGCACGAAGCACATCATTGTACTTCACGTTGTCTTCTATTTCTTCGTCGTCCTCGTCGGCTTCGTCCTTCATGATGCTGTCGACATATACGTCTACCTCAATGTCAGCGACATCATCGCCCCAAAAGTATCGGGTGCTGACCTTTATCCAGCCGTACTCACCTCTCTCGTTTCTCGTGTCAATCTCGATAGAGCTGTTTGCCATGAGAAGGTCGCCCGTCTCGGCTTGCTTCTCGCAGCGCTTGATAGCCTCGCTGTAGCTGAGCTCTAACAGCGTGCTGACGAGGTCCTCTGCGTCGTCTTCACTGCCCACGAACTCTACAAGGTCGGCAACCCTGAGTGTGTAGGTGTCTGCATACTTCTTTGATGGGGTTAGTGCATACTCGCCTTGGCGGTAGCTGAGCTTCTTAGTATCCATTGTCTTTTGCTTTTTAGTTCGATCTTGTGGCGGGGTTGGGCTATATATACCTTGTCTTCACAGGGATGCCATATCTATATATACAGCTCATTGCTTTTGCTATGCCAGCTATTTGTTCGGGCGTGAATTGGTTTACATCAATTTGACGATTTAGTATTTCTATCAATACTTCGAGGTTAGGGATGCCGCAGAGTGCGCGCGCTTCATAAAACTTTTCGTAGGGTAGATTCATTGTCTTTGTCTTGTTTACGTTACGTCTATACCGGTGCTTTTTGATAGTCCGGGGCTGACCATCGTCAACCCCGGACGATTTCTTACTACTCTACCATTCCGCCAATAAGGCTCC